AATCCACCAAGTTGTTGTGAAGGCCCTACTGATTCATAACAAAGAATAGAAGTGCTGTTGCCATCACCTGTAGTTAAAGGTGTCCCTGATTCCTGAGCCTCCATTGTGATTGTAAAAGTTGTTGTAGTAGGCACAGACGTGACCATATACTTTATGTCTTCAAATGTTGCATTACTATAAGTAGATGCAGCAGGCACTCCTGTCACATTATCAAACATAACAATATCATCTTCAAATAAACCATGTGATCCAGTGCATGTTACTGTAACCGTTGTAGATGATGATGTACTTGTAAATTTTGCCCCTGTTAGAGTGACTCTAATAGGATGAATATCATAATAGATATCACCGGAATATACGTATAAAATTCTGTTGGTTCCTATTGCAGCATACTTAATACCTGAGTTATCATCCCAATGATGAATAGCTCTTCCGGCACCTGTAAGTCTACCATCTCCTAATTGAGTCCAACCACCTATTTTTTCTGCAGACCCATATCTAAATCTAACATTATTACCATCAAACCATTGCCCTTCGGCACCTAGTTCAGTAACTTGTTGATTAAATCCTGGAGCAAAACCTAATTTTTGTAACATAAAACTCACTATATAAGATTTTTATTGTTTTGGTAGTATTATCTTATTCTCAACTGGCTTAAAATTTACTTATTAGTATTAAAAGTTATCACACAAACAGCTCTTAATTCATCTTTTTCTATAGGAGAATTAGCTAAATGATTTTGTTTATCAAACATAATAATTCTTCCTTTTTTAGGACTTACTTTTTTAAATAATTTTTTACCTTTATATATATCAGTTGTTCCCGAAGCATCATTCAGATACATAATTATTTGATAATGAGGTTCGTCGTGATCTACATGTAGTTTAGGTTTACCACTAAAAGGTAATGTTAAATTTATATTGCCTCTTAAAAATTGTTTTGGTTCTAGTTTCGAAACTTTAGAAATGTATGAATATGCAATTCCTAAAAAGAAATTACTATAATCTGAGTTTATCTCATGGGTGTCTTTTGTAATTAATACATGAGAGAAAAAAGGAATACCATCTCCTATAACTTGATTTTTGTAATAAAAAACAGGAAAGTTTGCGTCGTGTATTATTGAGTCTATTGTTTTACTTTCTTGTTCTGTAAAAAAATTATCTTTTTGGTAAAAATTCATTTCAATCTAAAGTTATAAGCTAAAGTAATTCTCTGGTTATTGTCTAAATGTTTTTCAACGGCATGTTCGGTGTTTGATTTAAACATTAATAGTCTACCGGGTAAAGCTTCATATTTTTGAATAAACGTATTAAAGTTATTTATTTTAATTTTAGGTTCTTGTGCTGTTTCTAAAATCGGAGATCTAAAATAAGTTTTAGCTGCTTTTTTATTTCCTTTTAAAATATATATGGCAGATATACAATCTTTAGCATGTCTATGGTATTCTTGATAATCATTTTTTTCATAAACATTAAACCATACTCCACTACAAGTTAGTTCAACAACATAATTCATATGTTGACAATATTTAATTACTTGTGAATAAACCCATTTATTTAAGTCTTGAAACAAAGGTTCAAAAGTTAAATTATAAGTGGTTGAAGTATTATATGTTTCTTTAGACATCCAGTTTTTTCCTCCTGATTGTATTTTTGTTTTTTTATTTAAACAAAATTTTACAAGATTATTTTGTATTTTAGTATGTCTACTATATTTATCTACACCGATTACAGTAGGAAACAAATGATCAAATTGCATAATTTTTATCCGATGCTTGTACATTAAAATGTATATATCTAAAAGGTTCTATACCTTTATCTAAAATAAATTCATGTGCTAAATAGGAATTAAAAAATACCATTGTGCCAGGTTGTATTTTAAAATTAACTTGTTCAGTAGAATAATTTATTTGCTCAGGATTTTTTTGTTTTAACATACTCATCATTTTACCTGCTCTAGGATCATGAAAAATTGGATAAGATGTTTTATCAGAACATTTTAAAAAATAGAAACCAGAGATATGACCATTCGAATGAGTATGAGGCGAGTGATATCCACCCCCATGTTTTGAAAATTCCTGCACCCACATTTCATTTATAAATAAATTATACAGTTTCATGTCATACCCTTGATGATCTAAAATATCTGCGGACATACGACCTATGTATTCTATTAAATTTTTTAGCTTGGGCTCTTTTCCAATAGGGTTAGAATGATGCGATAAACCAAAATCTTTCTTTTTATAGAAATTTGGTTCATTTAATTTTCTAGCTTCATTAATATAAGAATCAGTTGTTTTTATTGTTTTTAAAAGCCATTCAGGTTTTTCAACAATATACACTGGAGTTGTAAAATAATTTTCTATTTTCATTTTCTTTGAAATTTCTTTGGTAACCCTACATGTATTCTTCCATCATATAGATTAGTGTTTCCTTGAGTAGCAACGTTGTTGTAATGTAAAAAAACTTGAGCACAATCTACGCCCTTAAAAGATGTTCTCCAATGTTCTAAATCACATCCAGAATAAACTAACATATCACCGGGTGATAAATTTACTTCAATACCTTTATGTGCTCCTTTTTTAATTTTAACTTCTTCGCCTTTAGATGTAAATTTAACGTTTGAAATATTATTTTCCCCTGTAGGATCTATATAGATAGGCCATGAATCTCCTCCTAAATTAAGTGTTGTAGATATTTCACAACTAGGTCTGTCTTTATGTCTAAATAATGTTGCACCTTTTTCGTATATTCTTGCATAAGAATAGGTTGGGATTAGTTTTAATTTAGTATGTTTTTCCATTAAATTTTTTAATTTTAATAACAATGTTTCCATACAGATATCAGAATAATGAGAATACGCGTTAGGGACCTGTGGATCATCCCATATTCCCCACTCTCCTTTTTTTTCTGTTAAATATTTTGTAGTATAAAATGTATCAGCAACTGATCTTTTAATTAAAAAATAATTATAACAAAAATCAGCCAATTCTTTTGAAATTGCTTTTCTGATAATAGTATATTTTTTACTTTTGAAACTCATTATTATTCCTTAAAAAAGCATACGCAGATAATAGATACCTATCTTTTTTAGTTTTTTGACCTCTGTGTATATGCGTCCAAGTTGCAGGAAATACAATAGCTCTACCTGCTTTTGATTTGATTGTTTTATTTTCATGATAAAATTCTGTTCCTTCTTCATGGTCGGACAAATAAATTAAAATACCTATTATTCTATAGGGGTAATTTTTAGTCTGTTCGCAGTGCCATTTATCAAAAGAATATTTTTTAGGAAAATGTTTAAATCTAACATTGTCTATTGCCCAAGGTTCTATAATATTAATACCATTATATTTTTTTGCATATTTATTTAAAAGTTTTAAAAGTTTATCGGCCCAGTGTTGATCTAATTTAATATCGATATGATTATAATTTAAATATGTACCTAAACTTTCTGATGTACAAAGTTTTTTATATTTTTTAATAATTTGTTTACACTCTTTTTGAGTTAAAAAATTATCGTCTTGTAACACATAGGGTATCTTACACAAACGGTTTGCCATTACTCCACATCACTAAAGAATATCTAGTGCCTTTCTTTACTGGTTTAACTCTATGCCATATGTGAGAAGGAAATACAACTATTGAACCTCTGGGCATAATTTCTTTACAGGTCATTATATTATTTCCTTTTCCCTTTGATGAATTTCTTAAATCAAATTCTAATTCACCTCCTTTATATTCTGATGAATCTGTTAAAGTAACTATAGTAGAAAGTTTTCTAATCAAACCTTTAAAAGGTCCTTCTTCTTCTTGTGGTATAGGAAAAGGATCTTGATGCCAGTTATAAAATTGATTTAACTTATATTTAGTAAATTGAATAGGTTCTGATTTTTCCCATTGAAAATTCCAACCTGCATTAATATTGGCAGTTTTTACATAATGATGTAATAGCTCATAAATCCATGAACTACTTAACCAAACAACATTAGAATTTCTTGTTTTCTTTAATCTTGTTTTTTGTTCTTTTGTTAAATTTTTAAATTTATATTTTTTTTCAGCATCTCCTGTAATAGCTTTTTGATCTTTTAATCTATTAGCTTCTCTGATAATTTTATTGCAAATGTTTTGATCTAAGGCACCTGAAAAATACCAATAATGATAATTAAGTAACATATATATTTTTTCTCTATTTCTTTTAAAAATATATATACAGAAGTTATTATTTAAATCAAGTACTATGTATTAGAAAGTAGGTTTTAATGTTTTATTTTCCCAAGAAAATGTATCTGTGTTCCAAATATACTCATACCAAGTTGCAACGCCTTCAATCATTTCGCCATTGTTACCTTTCCATCTTAAGTTTTCTTCGTCCCACTGTGGATACATAGGCGTACCATTAAGTTCGTGTATATCAGGTTTAGCAACAGGGGGTTGCCAATCAAAATTATTATCTAATATCCAAGATTCAAAAGGTTTAGGTTGAATAAATAAATCAGCGTTTTCATCATAAGTAAAAC